GAAATATAGTTGTGTACCGTCTGCCCCTAATTTAATACCAACCAAATTCTCATTACAGCTAACTGCTGCCGCTGCTTCCGTAGGTTGTTGTGGATTACACTCAATATCAATTAATAGTGCGTAATCGTCTTCTAATACCTCACAACCACACTCTGTTATTTCAGAAGATGTAGGATAAGGGTCTAATACTTTATTTGTTGTTACAACTATACAATCATCAAGGGCAACATCGTCAGTTGATACTACATCAACAAAATAATCACCATTATAGGAATTAATCGTCCCAGATTTGTAATTTGTAAATAAATTAGTTGTTCCAGTTGTCGTTGTCGTTGACGATACGGTCACCGCAGAGAAATCTGGTATAAGTTCATTGAATTGGTTAATAAATGCAGCACCGCCATCATATGGACCAACGTGTGGGTTGTTTCCAGCTAATATATCGATAGTTGCACCAGTTCCAGCTGTTTGTCTGTACCAAAGTCCACCTTTTTGGAAATACATGTCTCTAGTGTTGTTTGGAACCCTTGGGTATCCATCCGAATCAATATTATAAAGGTCAATGTCTGGTTCTAGGTCGTTTTCAATCAATAATAACTTGAATAAGTCAACATCAATAGCGTTTTTAGCAACATAGATAAACTCATTGAATTCAATAAGACCATCTGGAGCACCTATAAACTTAAATAAGAACTCAACTGACTTTCTAGCACCTTTAGACTTCCAAATCCAAGGAGAATTTAGTATAAGTCTTCTCCACATCTCAACTTCTGCCTCGATAGCAGTATATCCTCTACTAGAACCAGAGAATGTTGACTCTGGTGTTGTTATATAGTTTTTAAGTAAATCATTTTCTAATACAGAAGATACTAATCCCCATCCCATTGTTCTGGCTAAGTGTTTTAGTATTGCATCTGGTGTATTGTTAACCTCATCATAAGTTACAGTGTTAGCATATTGAATTCCATCAATACGTCTCTTAATTTCATCGTATTCTCTACCATAAATCTTAAGGGTTCTGTTCATCTTTTGACCAGCAGTCTCTTCTACTCCATCACATCTAGGAACTGTATCAAAATCAGATATCGACTCAGCTGTAAGGAATCTAACCATAAGGTTAGTTTTATTTTCATCGAAATTTGTTGCAATAGTATTTAAACTACTAACAAATGATGTATATTCTGTTGAATCGAAATCAATGTTGTATCCATCAGTTACTGGCCATGTAAGAATTTCAGTATCGTAAATTATAATACCAGAGTCAGTTATCTTAGGGAACTTGTATGTTGAAGTGTACTTAGGGACTGTAAGTCTATTAAGTAAATTGTTCTCAAAATCTGGTAAAGCATTGAAGAACCCATCTTCTTTTATCTTGTTTGGTTTTATATGGTAACTTGTTGTACCTGTAGTACCTGTAATATCAACAAAAGGATTACCCTTAACCTTTAGGTATAGGTAGTCATCAGTCAATTGTGTTGTACCTGTAAACTCTAATAATGCATATTCGGTATTATCTAGTAATATACTGTAATTTAAGAAGTTAACCGTAATATTTCTCAAATCATTACCTTCATTAAAGGTATCTAAAATAGAACCATTTTGTAAGAAATTTATTTGATATGGGTTTCTAATGAAATTTACATTAACTTTAAATGTTGACTCATCAACCAATGCAATATAATCATAATCTTCAATTGTTAAGTTATTCGTTAAAAGACCTTTGTTTGGGTTAGCGTGAAGTGATGCTGGCCATTTAGTAATGATTTCCTCAAGGGAAACTCTAACATACTCTAAAAGACTACCGAAGTATGCATAGTTGCACATGTCAGACTTATCTAGTTTTAATTTAACCTCAGCATTATTCGTTAATAAAACTGCATTTTCTTCCTCACTTAAATCTAAATCACACAGACTAACAAAGTTAGAAAACTTGTTGGTGGTGAATATCTTACTTGGTTTAGCATCAAGTGTTGATGTAATTGCAAAATTCCCAAGTGTAAACGTAGAGGCTCCATCGGTTTGTTGAAAACCGACTAAATCATCAGAGAAATTTCTATATTCTATCTGCCCGTTGAATACTTGCTTCGTTGCATATCCTACTACTTTTACTCTATCATTTGCCATCTACTTATACGTTTATTATACCACTGAATTCTTTACCAAAATCGATATTATCTCTTTCTTCTCTAACCTCAAATAATGGTTTACCACTAAACTTATCTTTGATTTCATATAAGTTATATTGTTTGTAAATATCATTACTAAAGTTGTATATAGTATAAATACCGTCTTCCAGAGATTTTGTTTGATTTCCGAAGATTCCATATGCTAAAGTTTCAATATCATGCTCTACCATCTCAATTTCAATCATTACTGGATTAAAAAATGTGTTGGTTATGATAACTTCTTGATTTGGAGACCCGATAGTTGGTAATACGTTAGGTTTAACGTTACTAGCCGAACTAGGGGTAACAGTACAGTATGTAAGCGTTGAATTATCGTTAAATCTATAACGTATCGCTTTTTGACTTGAGTTTGTTAAGTTTTGGTTTACTGGTTCTGCTTTATTATTACTTGTAATAATTCTAAAGAAGTTATGAACCTTAGCATCACTAGGGCTGTCAGAGTTTAAATACTCTATTCTGTAACCAGTAAGACCACCATTATCAAATCTAGATACAAATCTAGATGGAATAGTAGCGATATCAAATAATAATCCTTTAATATCTGGATAAGCTGATAACACACCACAATCAACAATCTTAGTTCTTATTTCAACAGGTTTAATCATCACAGTGTAAAATCCTTTAGCACCGAAGTCGGCAACTGGTAATTTAAGTGTGTACATACCACCGAATAATGAGAATCCAGTAATATTAGATTCAGCCTTTGATGGGTCATCTAATGGGATTAAATAATCTGATGGACTTTGTACTTTAACTATATTACCACCATCAATATTCCTATTAGGTGTGTAATGTATGAAGATATCTACATCATCTGGTGTAATATCTGCTGGTCTAACTATTCCGTATGTTCCTGTTGCCATGTCTTAATTTTTTATTTCTTTTATTGTTTCACAATTTTATAAAAACCGTTATTATATCTCTCTAAGTGTTCAAGACTTTCAACTTCTGATAATCTTAGGTGTTTTTCAAATACTGTTGTATCACCTCTATCAATAAATACATCGCTAAACACTTCTGGTCGCTGTGTAATACCAAATAAATATTCTTCCTTAGTTAATGCGGATAAACTTGTGTTAGTTTCGTTCCAACCTTCACCAGTATATTCCATTTTAGTGTACGGTATTTCAAACTCACCACCAAATTCATCTACCACTATTCTAACCGCACCACGAGTACCGTCTGGAGTACCACCAGAGTAATCAGTATATAAAATACCCGTACTTTGGTTTGGTGTTCCTATGTTAGCATCATTTTCAGCATCAAACACATATGTATCAGCACTAGTTGATTGTTGAGTAACCCTTGATACACCGTTAACCGTAGCCCCAACGTAGTTGGTATATACAGTTTTGTTAATATCAAGACCAGTTATGTAGTTATTTGTATTACTATAACTTCTAACATCAGTAATCTTAGTCTCAGTATAACCAGTAATCTTACTAGCATAAACCCAATAATCGTCTAATTCCTTACCCGTAACCCTAACCCCAGTAGTAAATACTGGACTTTCTGCTGGTGTCGCTATTGGCGTTCCATTCATGAATGGGAATGTATAACCAGATAAAGATAACTTATTTATTAAAATACTGTAGTCTGGTGCTGATGCGTTTACATCATATTCATCAAATTCAAGATTGGTGAACATTCCCATGTCGTCAGCATTCTGTGTCAACATTATCTTGACAAAGAAAGTGTCGGCAGTCATAGTACCGTAAGGTGCAGTACCCCCAGTATATCTAACCGTTGCTGGTTCAAATGATATTTTTCTTTTAATTACTTCCATTATAATGCTTGTATTTCATAAATATCCACAATTAGAGAATTTCCAATACGAGTAACGTTATTTGAGTAAGTTTCATCTATCGCATAGAAATATCCAGTGTCATTTCTATGTAAAACATATTTGGTGAACAATTTATTTACAAGGTTGTCAATAAAATAAGGTACACCATCTGTCATCATGTTAGTAATAGAACCATTTGCTGCATTATTAAACCTAGCCCTCATATATAGTTCTTTAGGTAGGTTAGCTAAAACCTCATCCTTAAAGTGGTAAATATAATAACCTTCCGCAAACCCAGCTGGGTCTAATATAGGACTACTTAATGTGAACATTACAGGTATTTGATTTGCTGGTTTTGGTAATCCATTTGATTGGATATCAGTTGATGTAATTTTAGGGAATATATTAATAATTGATAACAATCTTTGAGTTAATGCCCTATCAGTATCGTAAAATCTAAGATTAAGAAATGAATCCTCAAATCTTTTTTTACCAAATTTAATATCATCATCTGCCATACCAATATCCCCATAGTTGCTAGGCATAGCTGGAATATTTCCATTAACGTCTAAAAACTTAACTTGGTATGTAATATTTTTAACATCAACAGATGTGGTAATATCATTTGGGTCTGGGAAGTACACAGGTGTAAACCTAGCCTTCTCATAATCTTGTATTGGATTAATAGCCTTCTCTACCTCAACATCAACGAACTTTCTATCCACTAACTCTGATTGGTCAGTCATTTGTGGTGTTAAGTTAATTGGTATATTAAGAAACGTATCTGTTACTCCAGATAAATCCGATATTTTTATAGTATATTTAGCAGACATTTTGGACAAAGTTAGTTGTAAAGTTATCACCCATTGGGTCCCCAGCTGGGTCCGAAGAGGTTATTTGTGAAGTATATAATCCAAAGAACCCAAATGGGTCTTGTCTCTTAAGTGTGAAACATAAGTTTTTATGTAAATAATGTGCACCATTCAAGAATGGGTAGTTTACAGGGTCGTCTTGACCTTCGTTGAACCCAATACTCAAGAAGTCTCTCCAAAGCCATCTACCGTCTCCTAAATCCTCTGCATAGGTTGGAATTCCACCTGTAGATAAATCACCTTGCTCAATATAAGTTGAGAAGTTTCTAATTACGTAAGGATGATGTGCTTTATAATAATAACCTTCTTGTCTAGGTCCAGTTGCAACACCACTACCACCACCAATTCTATCTGTGGTGTTAAATCTATGACTAACCTCGGCTAATACCACCTCTTCAACTCTAAATTTGTTATATTCGACAACATCACCGTAATATGCGTTAGCCCCAATAGTTACGTTAGCTTCTAATGGTGTGTGACTCATTGTTGGTATAACAACACCATCATGAATTCTTCTAATATCTGGAATACCCACTTTATATGCATCGGTTCCACTAGTTGCTTGAACATTTGGCATGTAAGGTACTTCAATACCAGATTTAATATTTGTAAAACCGTTAAATGCACCATTTGTGTCATTACCTCTAGTTTTAACTATCGTCATATAAATTTCAGATAGTGGTCTACCAAGATTATCTCTTAAATCACTAACATCAACGTCTTCATTAACAATCATTTGACATATATCATCATTATAAATGTTATTAGCAAATGCTAATGGGTATATCTCATAATCATCATTCTCCATCAATGGTGTAACTCTGGTTTTAACCTTTTCGAATACTCTAAAATAGTAATCACTTTCTTGTCCACCAACCATTCTCGCCATTCTACTATTACTACCAATGTTAAATAGTAATGGGTCAACGTCTATAACGAAGTAATAACCCTTAAGGTCACCATTGTCCAAACCAACTCTCTTAACATCATAATCACCATCAAAATTGGTTCCTGTAATCCTAACTAAATCACTTTGATTAAGATTATGAAGTACTGGTGTTCCTAATGCTGTCATTGTTCTTTGACCAACAGTAACACCATTAAGCACACTATCAAATAATAATAACCCACCATTCGTTAATGCTGTATCAGCACTAAAACTAGGATATGTCATAGTTAATTCCCAATTTCTATCTGGGTCACCATTAGCATCTATATTTTCTCTATCTCTTTTAAAAGATAATCTTCTTCTCTTTGGTTCTACATCTATGTAAGTACATAAACCCTCAGTAAATGGATTTGGGTCATAAAAACCGAACCAACCATCAATCTCTTTAAGGTGTTTAGTTACCGACTCTTTAAATGTTAAATCTTCTTGGTCATTGATACCATTATCTGTCGGTCCACCTGGTGGGAATGTTGTATTTCTAAACGCATAAGTATCAAAACTAGTCCAACTGTCTGGGCCTGTTAAGTTGAATAACGCATTACTCATTAACGGTCTTATCGTGGCAGCAAACCTATAGTAACTACCTTCTTGTCTTTCTTTGTCAAATCTCTCACCAACATCAACAATATGGTTCATTTCACCAACAGGTAAAGTAGCCTCATCATTGTTAAGTTCAATCTTCATGAAACCGTCTACATTATTCGATGCAGCTGAGGTACCCCTACCTAATCTATTTTTTATTCTATCATCCATTATATAGTAACTATATTAGTTAATTTAGTACAACCATACACATCTGTTATTAAACATTGGTAAGTATTACCACATTCACTAGCTGATGCAGCTACAGGTATAGTTTGTGTCGGTACACCGTTAGGTACACCATTCTTACTCCAAGAATAAGAATATACACCCCATCCACCAGTACCAGTTGCCGTAACTGATGTTGCTGTTGGTGTTGAAGCACATGGGTCACCTACCTTGTGCAGCAGAAGCTGCTAATTGAGCATTTGGTATTTGTGATGCAAAGCTAACTATTTTAGTTGCTGTACAAATAGCACCTTGTGGTCTTGCCGTTGTTTCAGTCAATGTAAACACGGTTACATTAGATGCAACAAAGTTTGTTATATTTACAATACTTCCAGCTGGTACTGCTACGAATGATTGCGAACCACCAACCCAACTAATCGTAAATGGTCCATCAGCCCAAACATTAAATTTAGGTTTGATATCTGGATTAGTTCCAATCCAACAGTATTTCTCTGTATTGTTACCATATTCAAGTCTCATAGCACTAGCACCTACTTGCCCAAAACTAGGAGTAAAGTCACTAGTTGTATCGGTAACACAACCAAATGTATCAGTTAATTCGAATCTATAGAACGTTGGTTGTAATGGATAAGCAGCAAGTTGTGCAACTGCGGTTGGTCCAGTTAATGTTGTTATTAATGTTTGTGTACTACCTATTTCCTTTATTACTTTAATTTGTGCAATTGAACCATTGAATGTTGTCAAGATGTTACCAGCTAATATGTTAATAAATGAAGTTGTAACCGTATTTGGGTATATCCAACAATACCAAGCTGGTGTTATCGATATACTTGGTGTTATTGATGGTGCGATAGTAAATGTACTTGAATCCACTTGAGGGGATGAAACCGTATTACCAGACGAATCAAGAGCATAACCACTATCAGTTATTGTTACTGTGTATGTACCTGGACCTAAGTTCGTTACATTACTCCCATTACTTGAATGTGGAACCACTAAACTTGGTGGTGTATTTGAATGTGAATTCGATGATGTTATCACTGTAGTATATGGTGGAGTACCACCAATAGAACTACTTAGTGGTACTGAAATAGCTCCATCATCAAGACCACAATTTGTATCTGTAGATGTACCTAACCCTACAATTGATAACGCTGGTGGTTCACTAATTGTAACCCCAGTTATTGGGTTGGTACAAGTTCCACCACTACTATCAGTAACATCAACAATGTAAGTTCCAGCTGGTTCGTTTATAGTTACCGATGAATTTGGTGCCATAGACACTGCCGCTGCTCCATTTATACTGTAAGAGTAGTTTGGATTACCACCAAACGCACTTATATATATTGAACCATTACCACCACTATTAAGTGAATCAGTAGCTGTTACACTACAAGTAAGTGATGCTGGCTCATTAATACTAAATGAAATAGTAGACGTACCACCATTTGCATCAGTAACCGTAAGATTATAAATACCACCACAAAGACCAGTTAAATCACCAATAGATGCTGATGGGTTTGTATATCCATTAGGACCATTGTAATTATATGTATATGGTGCATCACCACCGACTACAGTTACGGCAATTTCACCGTCACAAGCACCCGCTGTTTCAACATGGTCAATAATACCACTAATTATAAAGTCGTTTTTAACAACGGCCTCACATGGTGTAAAGTACTTTCTATTCATTAAATCAAGCCCACCTTGTCCTGGTGCTGTTCCGAAGTAAAAGTAGAATGAATTCTTTGGTTGTGTATAGCCACCAAAATTATTACCTGTTGGTGCATATGCCGCTTGACCATTATGACCCCTAAATTGCTTATAGTGAGCACCTAATGTAGCGTTACCGAACCCAGTACCAAATCCAGTATCAATACCAGCTGGTAATCCATTTGCGGATGCTACTGGCCAAGAATCAAGTTTAGAAGAACCATCATTAATATTTAATTGATAGAATATATCTCTAACCCTATCTGCATATGGTTGTGCTAAATCAGTATCGTTTAAATAACAATTAGCCTCAGTAATAACTACATTACTTGCATTTAAGTCTGCTTCATCGATATTCATACCAAATTCACATTGTCTTTTAAAATTATCACATCTAGCAGCACCATATATTTGACCTACGGTTAAACCGAGACAATCAATATCGAAGAATACACCAGACGAACCATTACCACCTGTTGATGTCATACCACAAGCTGTTTTAGTTGATGTTGTATTACCAGCAGAATCAAATAGATACTCATCAATGTATGGTGGTCTATTGTATGATGTAGGCGTAAGAAGTGGTTGTATCTTTGGAATACCTTGCCAATCACAATCGAAGACAGAACCTAAATGAACTAATTCTGTTGCGAATAGTTTTTGTGATACCTTACGAGCGTATGGTGCGTAGTATAACGTATCTTCTTCTCTACCATCTGGTAATTTTTTAGTTACCATTTTTATGAAACCTTCATCGATATACTGTTCGGTCACACTTTTAATTTTGTTTCTACCATTTCTACCGTCACCACATGTGTCAACGAACCAACTCTTATCACATCCATTATCAGAGTGTGACTCATCACATTCGGAATCACAGAATTTCTTTTTACCTCTTTTTTTCTTTTTAAATTTTAATAAATAAGTGTATAACGTACCATTAATCCAATCATTGTAGAAATCAAACTCAAACATATTTAATGCTTCGGCTAATTTAATCGCAACACAATCAGTGAATCCAGCACCTGGTGTATTATGCCCATCATGTGGGCAATGGTCACTAGGGAAGTTAATACCACTCCAATGTTCAATATTTTTACCTTTTTGTGTTCTAGCAGCCCAGCAACCTAATTGACCAGTACCAACATTACCTATATCATTTCCACCACCATTTAATGGTGCATTAGAACTACTTACCCCAGAACAGTCACAACCTGGTGCAAATGTTTGATTCTCACAGACTAATGTTATACATGGAACATAACTTAATATGTTATCACACACACAACATCCATTACCGATACATAATTTACACGCATCAAAACTCCAACTAACGAATGGTATTTTGGAGATAAAACCAGCAATTTTAGATATTATTTTACCAATCTCATATATTATATCACATATAACTTTTAATATCTGATTAATTATGTAAATAATAAGATTCACAAATGCAATAACTGTTGAATTAACCAAGAATATTATTGTAACAATAATACTCATTATAAGACAAATAATTGTAAATAATGGGCTAAAGTCGGTATCTAGTCTATTGAAAGGGAATGGGTTCTTTAACCCACTACAATCATCAACATCCTTAATACCAGTCATATTTCTGTTGTCAGCACATGCTGGCCCTATACAGTTTGCTTGTATTCTAGGAATGAAGTTGGATACAGAATAAATTTTATTCCAATGGAAGTTTCTAAAACTTTCAGCTGTTGTATTTTCATCGAAGTTATAATCAATACCCGCAGAATTAGATGGGTTATGTGGAACTAAGTATTTGGCAGTAGTTCTAAGCCTACCTTCGTCACCAGACACATCTTTACTAATTCTAAACCTAACAGATGTTCTTGTCGCTATCCCCTTGTTTGGGTCATCGGATGGAACTAAATTACCGAATTCATCAGTAATCATGAAATCAAGGTTCATTGGGATTTGATAAGCCCACGAACCAAATTCGTTAACAACCCTACCACCTTCTACATCAAACCTTTCTATTTTACCGTCTAGAGTCTTTCTAATCATCTCTACAGAACCTTGCCCTGTCTCTGTTTCACATAACCTACCATAATCCTTTCTAGGTCTACAGTTCTTATTTACAGAGTTCTTATCAGAATCACTAAACAAACTACCCATAAAGATAGCCTTTGGTACAATATTTTTCTTAATATCGATATCCACTCTAGTAATACCAATATCACATTGGTCCTTATCACCCCAAAATGGTTGTACGTTAACACCCTTCTTGAATGATTTTATTTGAATTAATTTATCTAAATCTTTATCACCCTTGAATTTTGTAGGACTTTCGAATTTCTTTTCCGACTCACCTTCACCGATATAATCATAAGGTCTTTGTGATGCTATACCAATATCTGAAAGGTCAACATCAACATTAAGTACATGAGAACCTGTTGGTACTCCAAATAGCATAAAATCACCAGCATCATTTGTTGTGGTGGTGAATTTATAATACTTATCATAAACTTCTAGAGTTGTATCATTATCGATTACCTCTCTCTTAGCTGGGAATTTACCTACGGGCGTAAAACATGTTTCTAGAGGGTTAGGG